CTGATACCATTATGGTCAGTAACAATCATATTATAAATCGCTTCACGAAGAACTGAAGGTGTATGTCCTCTTGCAGTTATTATTGAAAATATTGACCCACCATTAATTGCTTCTACGAAATCATCCCATGAAGGACCTGGTTTAGACATCATAGAATCAATTATAAATGCACTATCTCCTTTAACACCGAAATTTCTATATGGGTCACTAGCATAACCCACTATCATTTTTCCTTTATATTCAAAAGGTTCTTTACCAATAAGTCCTCGATAGTCTGCAAAATCTTCGGTAGACATACCAATTTCCTCATCATCTTCAGATAAGACAATAATTTGTGTTGGCATTGTCACAATGTTATCATCCCAATCAAAAGCATAATACTTTAAATCAGGTTTTCCTTCAGGGTCAAAACCTTCACGAAGTTTTTTTTCTTCGTAAAACTCTTTTATGATTTTTCTAATCGACATAATTACTTACGCTCATTTAATTTTTCAATCAATCTTTCTAGTTGTGACTCAGAAATAACAATATTTTGAGGTTTTTCTGAAAAAGATTTTTTACCGTTAGATTTTCGTCCTAACGATTCATTAAGTACTTTTTTCTTGAATTCCATGTTCTTATTTTTAGTTTAAACGTTTAAATGGCTAATGGAGGCCACATTTGTGACCTCCAATTTATTATAAATATATAGATATTAAATATCTTCAAAAGATGCACCTGTCGGAGTAATCAAAAATTCAATATCAATGAATTCAAGTGCTCTTGTCGGTTTTAGGTAAATTTTACCTACTAACGTATTAGAGTCTAAATCTTCAGGTGTGTTAGAAACTGTTACTCTAAAGTCTATCAAACCTCTATCTCTTCTGATACCATCTAAGATTGGGTTAACTGAATCTAGGAACTCTTGTCTAACTTGTTCGTCATTCTGTTCGAACAACAATCTTACAGCTACTGCTGAAATTAGTTTACGAGCTTGTAGTAACAATCTTCTTACGTTAATTCTATCAAGTGCAGATTCTCTAACTTGTAGAGTTTTGTTACCCCAAATTACTGTACCTACATCAGAGAAGGTTGCAATTGGGTTTAATCTACCTTTATATAATATGTCTCTATCTTCTTGAGTCAACTTCTTACGTGCTTTAACACCATTTACTAAACCTCTTGTGTAACCCGCAGATGCGAACCAAGGGAATGCAATGTTATCAGTTAATGCCAAGTTCCTAACAACCTCCGCAGTTGGTGGAATATAGATTTGGGTATTATTAACTGAATCTCTTGTTAAAATCCATGGGTAATAAGTTGCAGTATAGTTAGAATCGATACCTGTCTCCTCTAAATTATCTACCGCCTCTTCAGGATATATGAAACTTGTTTCAAAATCCCCTAATGTCGGTGTAAACATTTGATAGTCAGGAGTAGTACAGATATAAATTGAATCAGCTCTATCTGTTTCAACCATATCAATTGCTTCCTCAACAAGATTTGAGTTATTTACATAATCAACACCTGGTGTTGTAAATACGTTAATATTTACTGCTTCAGGGTTTGCGAATGTATTCTGACCCCACAAATATGCGTAATAGTCAGTATTAGCCCAAGTCAATTGGTTAGGTCCCGTAATTTGTTTGAACGCTCCCCAACCTGTAGAAGTAGGATATGTGATTGATGGTGCTGCACCTGCCCTATAACCAGCCGCACCTAATTGGTATCTGTCACCGTTAGTTCTATATTCTCTATAGATATCCCATCCATCAAAACCACCTGCAGGTGCTAATGTGAATTTACGTGCATTTAATTTATAGTATGGACTAGATTCTGTTGGTTCACTTCTAAATTCTGCAACTCCAACTTCAAATGCTGACTGACCTGAAGTGATGTAAGTTGAAGGAATAGTAACCACTGTTGCTCCTGAATCCATATGGAAACCTTTAGTTAAGTACGCCCATGGTGATGATTCAGTTGCTTCTTGTAGGTTAGTAGGATTTTGTTTTCCTTTATATTGGAAGAAATCAGAATCGACACCAACAGTATTTGAAACACCTAAGTATACTTTTCTTACTTTATCACCAGCTGCTCTTGTTTCATTATCAGTACCTGTTGCAGAACCAAAAGGTGGGTTATAAATAACCTGACCAGGTGTGTAGTATTCTGTTTTATATTCTAAAAATGGTGATTTAACACCTGCATATTGTCTCGTAACGTAACCACGGAAACCACATGGTAATGAGTCAATTGGTGCATCTTCATTCATTTCTAACATGATGTATCTTGACTTCAATTCAAAATCACCATTAGCTGTACCTATTTTCTTAGCGACAAAGCTATTTTGATTTGGGTCCATTGTACAGTTAGTGAATTTTTCAAGAACTACAGGATTAGCATCATTATCAAAGAAATCACGAACAACCACATCAAATGTTCCATTGTTGAATGAAATATTAATAATGGAAATTTTAACTTCTCTGTTTGCCGAGTTACCATCTGATACTGTAATAAATTTAAACATATCGTAAACTTTATTACCACGAAGTTCAGAAACAACATAAGGTGTTTCAGGTGTTTGGAACTTATCTAAGTACCAACCAATACCGGTATTATCAATATCAGTTCTTGCACCTTCTAATGATAATAATGTAGTATTAAGACCTCTAATCATACCTTTTCTGTAACCTATGTTTAACATAGTGTTGTATTCCTCTTCTAAGAATAATGGAACTTCAGTTCTTGGTTTTGCAAAATTAGACTTACCAAATACCTTTGAGATATAGTTAGAACTTGACACATTAAATGATGTCTTAAAAGTAAAATCATCTCCACTTGCTGTAACTCCTGAAATTGCAAAAGTAGCAAATGGGTTTTTAGTGATTGCCGAATAAGAACCTGAACTATCTATAACAACATCAGTTAAACCTGACACACTATAAACTGCTCCATCATCTGATGTGTATGTAGCTATACCTCTTGAACGTAATGTACCGATAACTAAATCGTGGTATTCACTGATAGGTGTACCTGAATAGTTAGTAACATATACTTCAGCAGTTCCTGTGTAATTAAAACCTGCAGTATTTTCTAACTCAGTTACAATCATACCAAAACCAACACCTTCATAAATGTTGTTAGATTCACTAAACATTGCATAATACCAAGGGTCGTTAACTGAATCATTTAGAACAATATCTTCAATATGAATATCCTCCACTCCAAAAACATTTGTACTTGCAGTATATGTTGAAGGAGACGCTCCTGTGACACTAGCAAATGTAGTGGCACTAACCGCTCCCCAAAAATAACCTGTTGTACCTGAAGCCGCTTGATTAACAATTTCACCATATAGATAACCTTCCATATCTCCTAATATAGTAGATTCACCACCAGTATATGTAGTGTAAGGTGTAGTTATAATGTCTTCGATTGATGCGGGTAAGTTAGTGTAATCCATAACTTCAATACTTGTTGTAGTTCCTGATGTACCTGAGAAGGTAACAGTAAAAGGACCTGAAACAGAATTAGTAGTTAAACCTGTACTATCTAAATTACCTACAGTTGTGATTGACCATGATGGTCCTGCGTCATACCCTGACAAACCAAGTACTCTTGTTACGAATAATTGATTTGATTGTTGTAAATATGCCTTAGCTATATATGCTGCCTCATATTTAGGAATTTGGGTATTCACGAATTTTGTCGGATTTGTACCACCAAAGTATGCTTGGAACTCGTCAAAGTTTGTGATGAAAATCGGCTCAAAAGCTGGACCCGAAAGTGTTTCACCTACAATACCAAGAGTTGTTACACCAACACTTTGTGCTACAAAACTTAAATCTCTTTCTGATGTGTAAACACCAGGAGAAACGAATACTTTGTTTGCTGTCGCCATTGTGTAATTTTTTCTTTAAGTTTTATTTTATTGATAAATATTACGAAAAAGTCTAAAAAACTAATAAGTAAATAGTATATTTATAAAGAGTAGGAAAAAATTCTACCTTTTTTCTACCTTTTAAAAAAGTATTGATGAGTAAAATAAAAAACATAAAAATTTCACCTGAGTCTCACGACATCTTAAAGAAGTACTGTGAAAAACACGGACTTAAGATGTATAAGTTCTTAGAGAAATTAATTGAGGAAACATGTGGGGAAGTTACCGATATCTACGGTGAATAGTTAAAGTAGTCTTGCTTTAACCTTAAGATTTGCGGGGTTATTAATATCAAATTTTAAAACTTCAATCTTAATTAAATCATTTGTGGTAACTTTAATAACAGGAACATCATCACCTATATAATTGTTGTTAATAAAAACAGAATAGGTATCAACATTATCACTTTCCAATATAGTTAAATCTACTTGGTATCGATAAGTTTCAGTTAGTGCTGTTATTCCCTCATTAAAAACAATATTTAAATCAAAGTTATCGGGATTGGCAGGAACCTTACTTGCTCTACGTTTACGATTAAATGTGTCGACTTCTAAAAAAGTCGCAGTTCTTGAAATTGCTGGTGACACTTCAAATTCTTCTTCATCTAATAAAAATCCCATCATTAAGAATTCATAATTCTGAACATAGTATTTTCTTTTTTCAATATCCAAAACTGACTCATCTGATGAATTATTTAATATGATTGGAATATAATGTCCTTTAATTTCAGTATATGCT